GCGCAGGAGAAGATCGGAATCTCTGATCTTCTCTTCCTTGCGTGGAATGCGATGAAGCGTGAAGCTGGTGGCAAGCCAATCAAGGGCTATGAGATTTGGTGTGAAACAGTGGCCGACGTGACAGTCGGTGACGTTCTCCCAAAAGTTACGCCGCCGGAAGCGTAAATCGAATACTCGTTGAGCTTGCAATAGCGACGGGAATACCGATGAGCGAATGGACGACGGCGGAGCAGATTTACACGGCTTTCGAGATACTGGAGAAACAGAATGAGCGACAACGTTGAGATTGCCTATGACAAGGCAGATCTTCGTCGCATCACTTCAGCATTCAAGGCGATGGACGCAGAAGCTACCGATGCAGCTAAAAGAGAATCATCAGCTCTGGCTGAGTTCGCTCAAGGCAAGATTCAGCAGAAGGCGACCAGTCGAGGCGAGGCCGCCAGTCGAATTGCCAGTGGCTCCCGTGTGTCTAAATCTTCCAAGATTGGCGAGCTCTCTTTCGGTTTCGTAAGTCAAAGATTTTCTGGCGGTGGAACAACTAGAGATCTCTGGGGCGGCACAGAGTTTGGATCTAATAAGTTTAAGCAATTCCCAGTCTGGTCAGGTAGTGGTATTCGGGGCGGATCTAAAGGCTGGTTTATTTATCCGACACTCCGCGAAATCCAGCCAGACTTGATTGCGAAGTGGGAAACTGCTTTCGACAGAATCTTGAAGGAGTGGTAAATGGCCGGACAATCGCGCACGCTCAAGCTCTCGATTCTTGCTGATGTAGATCAACTCAAGAAATCGCTCAATGCAGCGAATACCGACGTTGATAGCTCTTCGACAAAAATGCTCGACTTTGGCAAAAAAGCAGGATTGGCCTTTGCCGCAGCCGGAGCTGCTGCTGGAGCTTATGCAATCAAAATTGGAATTGATGGAGTCAAGGCCGCGATTGAAGATGAAGCGTCACAAAATAAACTTGCCAACGCTTTAGAAAATGCCACTGGTGCAACTAATGCACAAATTGCAGCGACTGAAGGATCCATTCTCAAGATGTCTTTGGCCACTGGTGTGGCAGATGACAAGCTTCGTCCAGCGTTGCAGCGACTAGCAATTTCAACTGGAGACATCAGCAAGGCGCAGGATCTTCTTACTGTTGCTCTTGATGTTGCTACGGCAACTGGAAAGCCATTGGAGACTGTTGCCAATGCAATCGGAAAAGCCTATGACGGCAACACGGCAGCTCTTGGCAAGCTAGGAATTGGGCTATCTGCGGCCGAGCTTAAAACAATGTCATTTACAGACGTTCAGCAAAAATTGACAGATTTATTCGGTGGAGCTGCTGCTGCGAATGCAGAGACTTATGAAGGCAAAATTGCAATCTTAAAAGTCAGTTTCGATGAAGCGAAAGAGACTATTGGTCAAGGTTTATTGCCAATGATTACGTCCTTAATTGATTACATCAATGAGAATGTCCTTCCAGCTTTTAATGCTTTTGCCTTAGGATTTAGTGGTAAAGGAAAACTTAAAGACGGAATGACTAGCACTGAAACGGCTGCATTTGGTTTCGGAGAAACAGTCAAAGGTCTTACAACCTCATTAACTAAAATGTTTGGCGTGTTTAATAGCGAAGCCAATACAGGTCAGAGCTCAGGATTAGGAAAGATGATTGGCTGGCTCAATACAATCATTGCAGCTTTAGATAAAGTTGTTAAGTTTGCGTCATACACTTTAGGTTTATTAGGTGTAATCACTGATCCAAGTAAATGGGGCTTGTCTGCTTCTGAGACGCGTAGTCTTATAGAGTCAAAAATTAGCGGACAATCATTTGCTACGACAGGCGCGCCAGGTGCAATTCGCGGCGGTGGATCATCAGTGCCAGTTGTAGTAATTCCTTCAGTCGGAGGTAAAGGCGGTGGCGGAGGCGGCGGAGGCGGTGGAGGAATTGCATCAGCAGCAGCCGGTGCAATCAAGGTTGCAGCAGCAGCAGGCGGAGGCTTTACCGATTCACAGAATGCGGCTCGTCTAGCTGCTATGGGCGGAGGAGGATTTACAGATTCTCAGAACGCTGCCCGAATCAATCTGACAGTCAATGGCGCAATCGATGCCGAAGGCACTGCTCGCACAATCATCAGCGTGCTCAATGATTCGTTCTATCGTGGCACTGGCGGAGCCGGCGCACTTCAGGCAATCTAATGACACAATGGGCTCCAGAGTGGAAAGTCTTAATTGCAGGCATTGAATACACTGACATTGTTCTAGCCAATCTTTCAATTTCATCAGGGCGATCTAATATCTACGAACAGGCGCAAGCCGGCTATTGCACTCTCAATCTTATCAATCTCAATCTTGGCGCTATCACGGCTGAAATCAATGACGCAGTATCGATTCAGGTCAAAGACACGGCCGGAGCTTATGTGCCAATCTTTGGCGGATCTATTGTGGACGTCGCCGTGACAGTGTCGCAGACCGGCTCAGTATCAATTACTCAGGAAGTCACCATCACGGCTCTAGGAGCCCTCTCAAGGCTTCAGAAGGCCTTAACTCTGGGCGTCTTGTCTAAGGATTTCGACGGCGACCAGATCTATACAATCCTCGAGGATTTACTGGTCAATAACTGGTCAGAGGTTCCAGCAGCTCTAACGTGGGCGAATTACACTCCAGCAACTACAACGTGGGCTACTGCTGAAAATACTGGACTCGGAGAGATAGATCGTCCAGGCAATTATGAGCTGGCAAATCGCGGATCTAGTCAGACAATCACTTGGAATCTTGTGGCCGACCTTGCTACTTCTGGACTTGGTTATTTATACGAGGACGCGTCTGGACTTATCTCCTATGCAGATTCCACACATCGTTCAACTTATCTAGCGACTTACGGATACACGGATCTAGATGCTAATCAAGCTCTAGGCCGTGGAATCAAGATACAAACTAAGGCCGGAGATATTCGCAACGATGTATCTATCGTCTGGAAGTCTGGCACTGAAACGGCGACCGATGCAGCTTCAATCGCACTCTATGGAAAACTAGCGCAACAGATTACGACTTCGTTACAGCACGCGACCGATGCCGAAGATCAGGCCAATTTCTATCTGACACTCAGAGCCCAGCCACAGGCATTCCTAGAATCCATCACATTCGCATTGACCAATCCGGAAGTCGATGATGCAGATCGTGACGCTCTTATCAATGTGTTTATGGGTCAGCCGATTTCGCTTTCAAACTTGCCGGTCAATATGCAGTCAGGAAACTTCTTGGGCTTCGTCGAGGGCTGGCGATTCCAAGCTTCTTTCAACGAGCTCTCAGTGACCCTTCTTGTCTCGCCACTGCCATTCTCACTTCAGGCTATGGAATGGCAAGATGTAAGTGTCGCAGAAACATTCAACACGCTTAGCCCTACACTTGACTACGCAGACGCGTTAGTCGTCAATTAAGGAGAAACGATGGCAAATCCAACTACGAACTTCGGCTGGGTCATGCCGACGAGCTCTTCGCTCGTTACGAATCTCCCAGCAGATTTCAACACATTCGGCCAAGGCGTCGATACTTCACTGCAAGATTTACTTGGTGGCACGACTGGTCAAGTCTTGTCAAAGACCAGCGCGACCAATATGGACTTTACATGGGTCACTCCTACGGATCAGACACCACTTACAACTAAAGGCGATCTCTTTACTTTTACAACAGTCGATGCTCGCCTTGCAGTCGGGTCTAACGGCGAAACTCTCGTAGCAGATAGTACCACCTCAACAGGCTTGCGATATAGTCCTGCACCTGCAATCGGCAATCCAATTCTTAATTCTGCTTTTCAAGTATGGCAAAGAAATACATCGGCAACTATCACAGGTGCGACTAATCAATATACAGGTGCAGACCGATGGAGTTATCTAGGTTCGGCAGGTTCATCTGCAACTATCTCACGCCAAGCGACAGGTGATACGACTAATTTACCTAATATCCAGTATTGCACAAGATATTTAAGGACTGCTAGTAATACAGATACAAACACACTTTATTTTGCACAAACTTTTGAGACAATAAATACTTATCAATTTGTTGGTAAGACAATTACTTTATCTTTTTACGCTAGAAAAGGCGCTAACTATTCTGCCGCCTCTAGTTACTTAGCAGCCAATCTTGCTTATGGTACTGGAACAGATCAAGCACTCAATGGCGGTGCTGCTGCAAATAACATAATTACTCAACAAAATGTGCTAACAAGCACTTGGACGCGCTTTAGCGTAACGGCAGCAGTGCCAACGGCTGCGACTCAATTAGTGGCTATGTTCACTTTTGTGCCAGTAGGTACAGCAGGCGCAGCCGACTACTACGAAATCACAGGCGTACAGATTGACATTGGAAGCGTTGCGCTACCTTTTAGAACCTATGCCGCTACTATCCAAGGAGAATTAGCCGCTTGCCAGCGTTACTATTTCCGCACAACAGGCGGAGAAGTATTTGCTAATGGCATTTTCTTTTCAAGTACTAAGGCGCGTGTTTCCTTAAACTGCCCAGTCACAATGCGAACGGACACAGGTGCGATTGACTTTAATAATTTATGGCTGGCAGACGGTTCAAGCACTTACAACGCAACTGCCGTCGGTTATTATTACTA